TTTAATTGAGGAGGCCAATAAGCAAAGTGCATATTAATACCGCCAGCACCTAAAGGCCACTTATTAATTTTTTTAAATCCTTGATCTACTTTCCATTGTGTAAGTTCTGGCAAGTACGCAACGTTTAATGCCATTATAGTTGTTGCTGTTGTTATTTCGTGCCTAGGATGTGTTTCATCTAATATATGAAATACTTCTTCTTGTCTTTTCCATAAAGAAGGGTACCTAATATAATCATTTTGTTCTCCTAGTGCATCAATTGAATAATGAAATCTTACTCTTTTGAATTCGTCCCATAAATCAAATAGGTCATCTCTCCATTCTACAGCATTTGAATTGTATCTTAATTCAATATTTTTTGCATGACCACGTTTAATACACTCTTCTAATAGTTCATAGTGTTCGTTAATAACTAATGCTTCGCCGCCAGCAAAATATAACTGATACATATTAGGTATTTGGTCCATTAAATCTGCCCAAAACTTTGGATTGTTCTTGTGCCAGTTATAACTAGCACCAAAATCTTTACCTTTGTTATTCCAAGAAGCAGTGCTTTTTAATTTTTCGTTTTGTATCTGCGGATGCATCTGTTGCCACTCTTTAATCCACCCTGATGAATCATGCGGAGAACACATTACACAGGCTAACTGACATTTACTTCCTAAACGTAAATCAATATATCTAATTTTTACAGGCACAGATCCATCATCATTAGTTTGACCAATCATATCGTTTAATGTAAATCTGTTTAACCAATATTCTGTTTCCCAATTTCTTTTGCTGTAATGACCTGCATCTTCTTCTTTGTAACATTTTAAACATGGTGCTGGTTTTTCTCCTCGCAACATCATTTTACGTACATTACGCATATAAGATGAATTCCATGCTTCTTCTAATGTTGTTGTGTTAAAGTTTGCTGGTACTCCGTCTTCTCTTTTTACAACACCGACTTGTCCACCTCCAACTTTTTTGTTTGAATCTGGGTCTTGCACTGAACTTGCATTTGATGTACAACAAGTTCTCATACTACCGTCTGGTCTACTGCTTAAATGCATCCAAGGTAATGCACAGAAAGTATTTGATGGCAATTTAAATTTACTTCGTTCTTCACTCATATTGAGACCCCACTACATCAAATTGTTTTGTGCATTTCATTGCACATACTTTTATTCTTCCATTGTTACAACCTTGCTTATCCCAACTAGATGCAATATCATCCATTATACCTGTTGCAAAAACTCCTTCTAGTCCATACTTGGTTGCTTTTAATTTTTCTTTTCCGCCTGCTTTATCAATGTATTGCCATATTTGCTCTACTTTAGGATCTTTATGCCACCATTTGTACATTCTACCCGCTGTCCAGCAACAAGGCATTATAATTCCTTCTGCACTCAAATATATACTTCCTGTTTTTGCTACTCTGCAGGCAATTTCCGCAACATCATAAAATTTATCCATGCTACCATACTTTTCTACTAAACTATTATGTTTTTTTAGTGCTGGATTTTTTAATGCTTCACTACTTGGCTCTTTTAACAGTTGTGTTTTTTTACCTTTTCTATTTTGCCCTTGGTGACTTTCTTTTTTCTCTGACGTATGTCCAGTAATAAATCTTGAACTTTTTTTAACAACAAATTCTTCTACTCCCCACTGCTTTGATATGGCACGTGCTTCTTCTACTTGATGTTCATTAAAGTCAAACACTAGAAAATCCCATCTTGCTCTACCTCCGCCTTCTATAAATGCATGGAACGATTTTTCAACTATTTTCCATTGGACATTTTGTCTATATAAATGATTTGTATCTTCTAATCCGTCTACTGAAAATATTACTCTACCGTTTTGTCCTAAAACTTGTGCTAAATTATACCACCAAACATCGTCTTTGGCTCCAGCATTTGTATTCATGCTCAACCACATATCAGGATTATGTTCTCTAAAATATTGTAATACTTCTAATGTATCTCTAGCAACTATTGGATCTCCATGATTGCCACATAATTGCATGGCTTTAAGTTGCTTTATAAATTTTGGTTTGAATATACTTTTGATATCATCTAAGGTTAATTCATCTAATACGCCATCGCAACCTAAGTGAGGATTTATTGCTCCGCCGTTAATATTACGATCGCACATCGTACAAGCGGCTTGGCATTTTTGCGTGATTTCTAGATGGATTTGTCGAATGTCTTCTAATTTATACATATAAGTTCCAAGTTATTATAATCTAACCCTAGCGGATTTAAGATTCTTTTACTCGTGTGTATTTATTTGTCTAATAACAGTGATACTGCCGTACCTGGGCCTTTCTTTGAAGGAAGATCTCCGTGCTTGTTAATATAGTCTTCTAATATGGCCTTATACCATGCTTGACTATTATGATGTGCTTTTTTATTGTACTTTGATAGATTATCACTAGTAGCATCAAAGGTTGCCAATGCTCTAGCACTCTCTTTTTGTAATTCTCTTAATGTTAAATTATCTAATTCCAATTCTCATAAACCTGTTGTATTCACCTAAGTCTAATACACCTTCATATAAACTTTCAGACATTGGTGATTGTTTTTCAAATTCTAATAAGTTCTTAGAACAATTTACGTGTCCTGTTTCTATAGGAACATTAAAGTAATCGTTGGACTGAAGTATAACTAATTTTCCTTTTGGAATCATTGCATACCATTTATCAAAGTCTTTTATATGCTCACAACTAGTATTAATAATAGTATCAGGAACATCTGTTATTGTATAACTCATTCTATTATTTTTTGTACTCCAAAAATTCCAATCTAATGAATTATAATCAATATCCATAATATCTTTTTCTAATGCTTTAAATTTCCATTGCTTTTCGTACCACGGCTTATTAAACATTTCTGCAATTGGTATGCAACTTTTATCAATATCAAAACTTAGAATTCTCTTAATATTAAGTTTCGCTTCAAATAACATAGTTGCCAATGTACCATACCACCCAGCACATAAAAATACTGTACCTAACTCTGGATTTATTTTTTTTAATTCGCTAACTAACCAAGTTTTACTTTGAATTTGTCCTCTGCTGATACAATCTTTATTGAATTTTTTATCGTTGTTTAATTTTCTAACTGTATCAACTATTTGACTATTTGTCATTGTTGATAACAATCTAAAAAAACTGTTCTCATCTTTATCAATAAAAAATCTACGTAAGTCTGCAAAACGTTCATCGTCTTTGAACAATACTTCAAACTTATCTAATAACTCATACAGTTCCATTAAATTGTTCCTTTAGCCATTCAAAATTGTTTATCATATGCAGTTTAGCATGATCCCCTCTATGCTTTATTCCATATTCTCTACCTGCTTTTGCACCTGCAATAGCATATTCTCCAAACTCGCCATTATTAACTGTACACCAAATATCTAATCGTTCGTCTGTTTCTTCGTTTTCTTGTCTTTCAATTACTTTACTTGCAAGTTTTGTACACTCTCTAAAAGCAGACTTCCACGTATTATAAGGATCAGTATTAAATGCAGTGATGTTTGATACTTGAGCCATAGACCTAAATCTTGGACTGATACTTGTTGTCATGTCAGGCCTGTTTACATCTAACTCTAATGTTAATCTTCTTGGAAATAATTTAACTCCTCCATAACCATATGTTAACTCGTTTATTGGATTTTTACATCTCCATACATGAACAATATCTTCATCATAAGATTTACAAGTATACGAGAAATCAAAGTTATCTAAAATAACTGCGTCTGCATCAACAATCCAAAACATTTTTGTCCAACACATAGTTGCACCTTTAATATGTGCTTGGTGTAATCCTCTAACTCCGTCTACTCGTCTTGCTGTTGGAAATCGTTTTAATAGATTTTGCCAGTTTTGTTCTTTTTGTTCTTCTTTATATCCTATAAAAACTATATCATACATTTTTTGTATCACCGTAGTGTACTACGTTTTTTGCCTTTGGATACGTTCTCCATGGATCAAAAACAATAGTAGTTTCGTCAGTTGTAAATTGATCGTCTTCGTGTACTCTAAAAATAACGTCAATTTTTTCTGCGTTTCCATGACTGATAAATCCTCCAAGTTCTTTAATATAATGTTGTACTAACAACGAATAAGAACCGTCTGTAAGTTGTGTGCCTGGTTTGTATGAATCACTAGTAAAGTGAATTACATTACCATATTTTAATACTTCTTCTGCCATGTTTTTTGCCTGCATTTCTCTTGAGTTCATTATAGCACTAAACAAGTCATAATGCAAATCTAAGTTTTTGGCTAGGTATCTTAATGCAATATTATCACGTGGATGACAAGCACCTCCGTCTCCCATGCCAGGT